GGAAGCTAATGAGGCTAACAATGAGCTAGTTGAGCTTTTAGAGCAAGCATTAAGCGGCGCTGAGGAAGTAAGCACAAAGCTAGACGAAACAACCGCTGAGCTTGAAAAAACAAAAACTGAGCTAGCAGATGTAAAGGCCAAAAGCGTAAAAGACGATGACGGCACGGACGAGAACGCGCAAATTGCTGAGCTTAAGGCAAAGGTTGAGGCACTAGAAAAAGAAAACGCTGAGCTAAAAGCCGAAATCGAAAAACTGAAAGGCGAGGCAGCAACAACCGAAGCCGTAACAGACGCTAAAGCAAATTTTAGCCACGTAAAAATAACTGATGCTAAAAGTGCAAGGGACGTTTATGAGGCGGTTATCCTTGATAGTAAAGCATTTACACGTGAAGAGGTTAAAAAACTAAGCGATAGCGAAATACACGCTTTGTACCTAGGGTTAAAGGCAGCTAAAAGGACTAAAGACAATAGCGGCAGCGTACTAGATAAATTTTACGACGCTAAGCCAAACAAAATAGATTTAAATAAAAAATTTGGAGGTAAATAATGGGCTATTTAGATAAAAGAGCTTTTGCAGGACAAGTAGCTAGAGCGGGCGAAAGTGCCGTAACAGCACTAGCTTATGTAAATAATGATACCGAGGTTATCCCTTTTGGTGTTTTTGTGACTAGCAAGGACGGCGGCGTAGCAAAAATAAGCAAAGCAACCGATCAGATTATGGGTGTTAGCCTTAAAATGGGGACTAAGAGTGAAAACAAACCAGGCGAGGTTATGAGTGTTTTATCAATCTCTTATGGTAGCGAAGTTTGGGTACAAGGCAAAGAGGCTCACGGATTAGCAGTTGGCGACACTATCCAAGTAGAAGCAACAGTAGGTGCAGACGCTGGCAAGGTAGCTAAAGCAGCAACGCTAGCAGTGACAGCAGCTAAAGACAAATTTTACGTAACCGAAGTAAGCGGCGATCTTGTAAAACTAATGAGAAAGGAATAATATGAAACTAAGAGATGAGGAAATTTTAAGCCAGCTTGCGTCAGCGGCGGCTANAGAGCGTGAATATCCAGAAGTGCAACTCGCTAATTTTGTGCCTATCACACAAAAAGGCGACGAGAGTATAGACGCGCTAGATTATGGCGAGATCGAGGGAACTCAAGATTTAGAAAACGGCTTAATTGACGAAAACACAACATCACTAGAAACCGAGGATTTAAACATTACAGCTAAAAAAGGTCTATACCTAAGCTGGGCTAAGTCAGCGGTCTATACTAGCGAAGCAGTAGCTAGAGCTAAAAGGCTAGAAATTGAGCTAGACACAGCAAAACTTAGCAACCTTGAGCGCGTGGCACTTCTTACGATGCAAAAAACAGCTCTTGTCGGTCACGCAAAGGTCGGTGCGGTGCAAGGCTTGCTAAACAACACTAGCGTAAAAGCAAAAGACCTAACAGCTGGCGCAGCTATTAGCGCAATGACTGGCGCAGAGGCTAGAGCATTTTTCTTGTCGCTAATTGAGTTTGGCTACGAGCAAAACGGCGGTCTATTAATCCCTAATACGATCGCTATCGATAGCAAAGACCTTATGGCACTAGCTAGCAAATATGACAACTCAATCGGCGCGGTAAATGGCGGCGTAAATGCACTAACCGCTATTAAAGAGGCACTATCACAAAGCACGGGCGTCGATGTCAATATCGTTGGCATACCTTTAGGCTTTGCTCAAGGCTTGGGCGGCGGCAAGGGCAAAAATAGAGCCGTTGTATATACAAAGAGTGAGGACGTGCTAAGCACTGATTGGGCTTTATCGCCGACAGCAATGCAACCATTTCAAAGAAGCGTGCTAAGCTGGGAAATCGCCGTTAAAGCTAAATTTACGGGCACATTAATTCGTCAGCTTGACAAAGTGGCTTACGTAAATTACAAGGCTTAACAATGACAACAGCCGATTTTTTAAATAAATTCCCTGAGTTTAAAGCGGTAGATGAAGCACGCATAGAGCTAAGCTTAGACGAGGCAAAGCTACAAGTTACCGAGAAAATTTGGGGGCGTTTTTACGAGGTCGGCGTTTTACATTTAGCGGCTCACATTTTGGCAATGCAGGGAGCTTTAAGCACGGAAGCGACGAATAGTCCCCAGCCGTTGCGTGAAATAGGCAGTAAAACCGTAGGTAGCCTAAGCGTAAGCTATACAAGTGGGAAAACTGGCTTTGAGAGCGAAAGCGGAAGCTACTATTTAACCAAATACGGGCAACGCTTTTTAGAGCTTAAAAAGCTAGTAACGCCACATTTTGGGCTAGTAAGATGATCGAAAAACTAGAGGGCAAGATAACCGAATTAAAGGGGCTTAGCGTAGTCGTGGGCGTAACCGCTAAAAGTAACGCTAGAAGCGATGAGCTAACAAACGCAGACTTAGCTATGATCCACGAGTTTGGAAGCCCGGCACATAATATCCCTGAACGATCGTTTTTGCGTAAGCCCTTGATAAATAACGCTGAGGCGGTGGCTAATTTGGCAAAAACAGCAATAGGGAAATTTATTGCTGGCGAAATATCACTAGAGGCGGCGCTAGGATATGTGGGCGAGGAAGCCAAAGGTATAAGCAAAGAAGCGATAACCGATGGCATAACTCCAGCACTAAAACCAACTACCATAAAGCGTAAAAAAAGCTCCAAACCCTTAATCGATACTGGGCAATTAATAAACTCTATCACATACGAGGTCAGAAAATGATAAACGTTAGCGAGCTAATAGAGGATAGCGATTTTTGCCAAGTTATTAAAAGGGGCGATGACGAGTTTAAGGCAGTGGTGCAGTTTTTGAGTAATGACGAAATGCAAAGGTTGCCAGAGGGAGAAAGATACAAAGAGGCAATTAGAATAGATACAAAATTTAACCTAAATTTGCAGGACGTTATCACTTACAAGGGCATAAATTACCGCATTATCAATATGCAAGATTGGAGCGAATATGGATACAAAAACTTTGCAGGCGTTAGATTTGACGGGCTTGAAAGTTTTGATAGCCAAGGCTTTGAACGTAGATAAAAGCTTAGTGCGTGATAGCTACTCCAAGACGCTAAATGATAAGGCGGCATATTTAACATTGCATTTATTAACTAGCACGCAAAAAGGGCGTGAGTATAAATTTATCGAGGGCGAGAAAGAGGTTATCACTTCAACACGTGAAGCCGTGGTTAGCGTAAATGCTTTTGGCAAAAATGCGAACTTCATAATTGAAAAATTAAACACCCTTTTTTACTCTAGTGAGTACTTAAGAGAGCTTAAGATTTTAGGCTTGGGGTTAGTAACGATTAGCCCTATTAGAAACCTAAGCCAAGTAGTGGGCGGTGGCGTAGAGGAGCGGGCAAGTATAGATTTGACGCTAAGTTATATCAATAGAGTGGAAGTGTCTCAGAATGAGATTAAAAAAGCCGAGATTAAAACGGCAGATTTTGGCATAAAGGTAAATAGATGAGTTTAACGATAAAAAGGATAGTAAATATCCAGCTAAACGAACAAGGGCAGATCGCAAAGAATAGAGATTTTAGCGTAATAGCTATTTTAAGCGATGATTGGTGCGAGGCTTATGATGATGTAAATACAAGATTTGTAAGTATCGCTAGTGCAAACGACGCCGCACTAAATTTTGGCAGTGAGAGCAGAGCAACCAAGGCGGCTAAAGCTATTTTTAGCGTAAGTGGAGTTAAAAAGGCAATTGTTGCTAAGTGGGTAAAAGAAAACAAAACAACACAAGCAACCGCTAACGAATTAAGAGGCTCGGCGCTGAACGTAGGCATTAATAAATTAAAGGCTATCACAAGCGGAAGCTTTAAGCTAAATGTAGGCGGAGCGGATAAAGTTTATACAAATTTGGATTTTAGCTCGTGCGTAGATTTTGAGGCGGTGGCAACAAAACTAACCGCAGCTATTAGCAAAGACGGACTAAAGGCGGTATATGATGCAGAGGGCAACCGCTTTATTATCAGAGCGGCAACGGCTGGCAAAAATGACAACACAAGGCTGGGCTATTTTGAAAAAGCAGACAGTGGCGATTTTGTAGGCGTGCTTTTAAATTTGGTAAGCGGCAAGAGCGATATTTACGTAGGCAAAGACAGCGTAACGCAGAAAAAAGAGAGCCTAAGCGAGGCGTTAGATAAATTATTTAACGCAACACAAGGCTTTTACGGCGTTTATTCGTCAGCTATTTTAGCAGACGAGGAAGTAGCAGAGCTTAACGAGTGGATCACTTCAGCACAAAACCCAAGCGTAGCAGGCTATACGATCACACGCAAGGCACAGCTTGAAAGTGTGAATACAAACGTGATTAAAAAGATAGCCGATAAAGACAGCGGTCGCTTTTTTGCAACATACAACAACACGGGCGACGAACACGCAGGCGCTGAATTACTAGCGAAAGCATTAAGCACTAATTGGGAGGGTAGCAATACAGCCCAAACAATGAAATTTAAAAACCTAAAAACAGCTGGCACTGATGAAACGATCACGCTAAATTTAGCTGAGAAGTGCGACAAGTTAGGCGTAAATTACTACACCGACTATGACGGCGTAAGCATGATAGCCGAGGGCGTAGCGTTGGGCGGTAAATTTATAGATGAAACCGTAGGGCTTGACGCTTTTAATAACCGCACACAAATAGCCGTATTCAACGTGTTAAAAGGTGCTAGGAAAGTACCGCAAACCGATAAGGGGCAAGTAAGGCTAATAGCAGCAGTTAAGCAGGTCTGCGAGCAATTCGTTAAAAATGGCTTTATTGCAGCGGGGCAGTGGCGTGGCGATCCAGTTGGCACACTAGAAAGCGGCGATTATTTGGATTTAGGCTATTACGTTTATAGCCCTAGCTACACCGAGCAACTACAAGCAGATAGGGAAGCTAGAAAATCAGTGCCTATCAACGTGGCGATTAAGCTAGCGGGCGCAATACATAGCGTAGATATTTTAATTAATTATAATAGATAAAAGGGGCTAAAATGGCAAGATACCAACACGATACGATCGTTTTACTATTAAACGGCTACGAGATCACCGCCTATGCAGATGGAAGCGACGTAATAAGCATAGAAAACGCAGCTGATGCAGGAACTTATACGATAGGCGCTAGCGGTAGGGGTGTTTTTACGGGCAGTTGCAACCAAAGTGGGACGCTAACTTTAAAGCTTCTACAACACAGTGAGGACTGCAAATTTTTACAAGACCTTTACAATCAGCAAAGAAGCGAGTTTAAAAGCTTTAGCCCTATGACAATGGAGTTTAAGGACACGCTAAATGGCGATGAGTTAAGCGGGCTAAATGGTTTTTTCGTAAATGACGGCGGACTAAAAAGAGGTGACGCACACAACCCAACCGAGTTTAAAATCGCCTTTGAAAGAATAAGCAAACGCCTAGAAAATGGAGCTGGTAACTAATGCAAACATATGAGTTAATTATAAATTCAAATAAATACGTTTTACGTAGTGCTAATTTTTTCGAGACTAAAACACAGCTACAAAGCCTTTTAGGATTAGCCAAAGATGCTATCAAAATGCAAGGCGAGGACGTAAATATTGACGTGGGGCAAATTATCGCCAACATAGGCAGCCCTGCGTTTAGTGGGGTAGAGAGTTTTATTTTGAAATACGCTAGTGTGGCAAATGCAGAGGGTGGCGAAATATTGTTAAGAAATGTTAGCCAAGCCGAAACGCATTTTAATGCCAACAGAGGCGACTACGCACAACTTATTTTAGAGGGGTTAAAATACCATTTTTTAGACTTCTTACCCGCTGGGGCAAAATCCTTAGCGGGTATAACAGCCTACCTAAACAAGGCGTAAAAAGCGAGTTTGATATAGATTATTTAGTGTGGCTGCCTATCATAAAAGGTTATGCCACGCTAAACGACCTACGCACTATTTACGATCTAGAGGACGCAATAGCAATGCACGAGGTTATTATCGAGCTACTAAACGAGGAGCGCCGAGCCTTAGAAAACAAATAAGGCTTAGCCCTCTATTTTTTTACTTCTATTTTTTATTATTTCTATTTCCTCAAAAGTTAAATTACTCAAAAAATCAAGTAACTTAAAACGCCAGTTATCCTCCCCTGATTTAGCCCAATCGTTTAACGTGGCGTAGGGAATACCAAAAATCTCGACAAAATCTTTACGCTTAGGCGTTTTATTTTTTTGCATTTTCTAACTCTTTTATGCGTTTTGTTAATTTATTGTTTCGCCACATTTCATAAATTAGGGCTATGCAGACCACTAATTGAGCCACTTTAAAAACAATATCCATTTTAAGCTCCTTGTAAAGTGTAGTGTCTTATAATCGAACTCAAGGGGG